TAAAATTTCACGGGTAAATTCCTCTTGTTTACCATCCTTTATGTATTCTAAAATTGGTTTAGCAGAGCCATAATAGGTTTTCCAGTCTGATTCTTTTGTCACTACTTTTGTAGCTGATTTTCTACCTGGACCTGTTTGTTCTGCTAGTTCCTTTTTTGTTAGTTTTTTCTTTACGTTATGGTAAAGAACTTTTTTTCCAAGGTAACACATTCCTGTAGGTCTATGAGTTACAATATAAATGAAACCATAAGTATCTTCTGGGAAATCCTTAATATTTTCTATAACCTTTTTATTATATAACCACATTATCTATCTATGTTTATAAGTATTGTTGTATCAGTTGTTGCTGAGGTTGGTAATGGTTGGGATAATTTTCCTATAGCTAGTAAGTTTTGAGCGTCATCATATAAACCTACTGTTGTGACATAAGGAGCAAAATAAGAAGAAGTGACAAATTCTTTTACAGTATCAGCTTGAACATATAATTGATAGTTTGAATTTGTATTTACAGCTGAACCAGAGTAAATAGATCCTGAGTAAGGAACACTTCCTGTTATAATTGATGGATTGTTAGTATAATTAAATTCATTTTCTCTAATAGTACATTTATATTGTGTTTCATATAATGAAAAAGATGAAGAAAATGAGCAAGTTATATTTGATGATGTTATAAAATTTTCAATTATAGCAGCATCTGTTGCACCATAAAGAGAAGAACCATAAATACCTGTTCCATAAGTATCTCCTAAAGGTTGAGAGTCACTAGTAATTACTGCTATACCATGTCCATAAAATATATTACCACATATTTGGTTTGTGTTTTGATATATTAAATTACCTTCACCATCATCAAAGATAGATCCACTATCTGAAATTAGGAAGAAAGATTTAGGTTGAATATAAGTTCCAAATAAACCTACTGGAACTGAAAAAACTCCTATTAATGAGTTAGAAGATGTTGGAAAATATTTTTCAAAAGTTAAAGTTGTTTGAGGATAATTCCAATATCTACCTGCTGAAGAAGTAGTACCTATTAATCTATCTCCAGCCTCATCAAACCCAGGAACTAAACTAGCAGTATTAACAGGTGATCCTAAACTGGCTGTGTAATTTAAATAATTACTATAATAAAGTTGTTTAATAGACTCATAAATTAATTCTTGGTCTTGGGTATAAACAACTCCTGTTTGGGGATTTGAACCTGAAATAAAGGGATTAGATTGGATATTTTTGCCTAGGTATCTTTCAATTGAGACATCAGAGCCAGTTAATTCATTTCCCTTAAAAGTAAATGATTTATTTACTTCAAATGGAGTAACAATTATATCCGATGCTAAAAATTGTTTGAACGCACCCATTCATTAGAAATCTAATTTAACCCTAATTAAAGCTTCTTTTGTAAAATCTTTTGGTAATGGTCTTGAAAGTTTAGCTACTGCTAATAATTCATTAGCATCATTATATAAACCTACAGTTGTAATATAAGTAGTAGGATTATTAATAAATGAACTATACAATACTTCACCAGTTGAACCTGAGATAAAACTTGGATTTTCTGAGTAGTTATATTCTGAACTTCTTGGTCTTACAAATATATAATCTGAAGAAATAGTTTCTTGAGAATTTAATTGGAAATTTGCTGATTGGCTTATAGCTTGATATAATACTCTATTAGGAGAAATATTTGGAGCTGTTGAACCTGTTGATATAGCAACCTCCGGCCCCCAAGCATATGAACCACTATAAGCTAAACCAATACCTCCACTAATAGGAAAATCAGCTAAGGCCATAGGATTTAATAAAATAGTTCCAATATCTGGTAAGAACCAACCATATGAACCTGATTTAGCTGAATAACCATCAGATGTATTTCTTGAAGAGATTGTAGCTCTTGTTCCAGATGAACCTGTAATTAATTGATATACTCTTCCCGCTTCATTAAATAATACTGAAGAAACATAATTACTATTATCTGTTAACTCAATAGATCCTGATGAACCACTAAGTTGTAAAGTAAGAGAACCTAAAAATAAAGATTCTTTATAACTAGATCTTTCTACTGATAAAGAGAAAAATTCACTTCCTGTAACATTACCAAATACAAAATCAGTGTTTTCATCTCCAATAGTTAATATTTGATATTGACCATAAGTAGTTGAAGATGGTGATTTACCATCAACTAAATTATTATAATTGGCACTACCACTACCTACTGAATTACCATAAGCAATAGCAAATTGAACAGCTGAACCAGATAATGCTGAAGAGGTTTGGTATACATTTAGATAATAATTTCCTGAACTTCCATTTTCTTGTGTTGAGGAAGTATAAAAAGTAGTTAATGTAGGAGTACCTGTTGTCCAACAAGTTGATGATATAGCATCAGCGCTTATTACAAAATCATCAGCTTCTAATCTTTTAAATGACATAATTTATATTTTAAGATACTTTAGTTACAGAAATAGGAATAATTGAACGGGCTCCACTATCTCTACCTTCAATAATTAATGTAGCTTGTAAAGTGTTTTGAGTAGAGAATAATGTATTTACAGTAGTGGCTCTTAAATTCAAACTAGTACCAATTACTGTTTTAGAAACAATTGTTCCTAAAGTTGTTGTAGTATTTAAATTAGTAGCTGTTGGTGTGTTAATACCTACACCTTCAAAAGTAGAGAATAATCTAATATCAGAAACAGTAAATATGTAACCACTAGCTTCAAAAGTATTTCCTCCAGTATAATTTAATGTTTGAGGAGTAATCACTTGAGATTGACCTTGTTTTAAAGCTACACTAGAAGGAATAGCTAAAATAGGAATTCTAGCTGTACCACGAGGTAAAGTAGTTAATTTATACTTCATGATTTGGCTAGCTTGAGGAAATGCCTCTAATAAAGGCATGTTATCAATTGCTTCTCCATAATAAGCTGATCCTGATGGGTGATTTGGATTATAAAGAGTATAATCAATTTCGTCATCTGCTAATGCAAATTGTGTAATTCTAAAAGAACCATTGTTTTGAGATAAAAGTTGACGTCCTACATCTGTTAAGATAGCATCTACTGTTACTACTGAGTTATTTAAATATCCCATTGTGTTTGAATTTTATTATAAATATATTTAATTTTAATTTTTGTTATATAATTCCGGCACTCCTAGCTAAATCTGATGGATTTAAGTTAGGATCATAGTTTTCTGGTATTAAAAGTCCTTCTGCTAAACCACTAACAGGGGCATTTAGTAATACATTTGTTTGTGAAGGTATTCTTCTAAATACTCTAAATCTTTGTTCATCAGGAGTATTCACATCTGTTACTTCTGCTGTTGAATCATTCATAAATGGAACAATAGATAAACTAGAGCTTTGAACAGGAACAGCACTTCCTGTAAGTATATTTTTAATTTGGTATAATCCTAAAGCAGTAAAACTACTATCTAAAGAAGAAGAAACACTTGAACCTGTATCTGCTACTCTTATAAAATCATAATTTTGAAGAGGAAATAAAGTATCTGAAGGTGGTACATAACTGTTAGCATTTGTACTCTCATTTGTGTTAGGATTATAAACATTTAAATTGTTAAACTCATAATGACTTATGGATCCTGAAATAGGATCTGTAAGAGTTAATAAAGAATATAACCAAGCAGCATATATAGATCCAGTGTCATTAAATGATGAAGCACTTTCAGAATGGAAATAAGGTACATAAATACGGGAAGAACTACTTCCTGTCCAGAAAGTAGCGAAGTTTGATGAATTTACTGTTTTTGCAAAAATAGTTTGATATCTAGCTCCTCCTTCTACTATACGAACTTTATTAGTATTATTTATGTTGTTTGTATTACTTCCTGAGATAGGAACAATATTTGGTAAAGAATCTTTAGGGTAAATAGAAGAAATTATATATAAATAATCATCAATTTGTTGACTACCAGCATTTTGATCACTTAAACCATAAGCATTTCCTTGATCATCTATAATATATTCTAAAATCAAATTACTACCTGATGGGTATTCAGGAGCAGAAGAGGTAACAGAACTAAAATAACAGAAATATCTAGCATAGTTTTCTACATTAGGTTCTAAAGAAGAGGTAACAAATAATGAACCTAAGTCTACTGTACCATCTCTTAAATTTTGGTATAATTTAGATTTACTTAATACTTCTGTTGATTCTCTATAAGGTAATTGAGCTGGGTTTTTTAGTACTGCTTTTCCGAAATCAGGAGATATTGTTCTAGAACCAAAATATCTAGGATTAGCACTTTTTAATGATGTAAAATTAGATTGAGGAATAGGAAAACGAGTAGCACTACCTGTTAATATACTTTGTTTGTTAACCGCTATAACTGGGTTTTCTGAGAAGTCAACATCCATATAATATGGATTAGGTCTATTTGCTAATATATTATTTAATAATGGTTCACAATCTCCACTAGTGTCATTTAATTGAGCTTGATATAAGAAAATATTAGTAGCTTTAACTCTAAGATCATAAACATCTATATTAGCAAAAAAGTATAAAGGAAATAAAGGATTACTTATTTGTAATTTATTAACTGTAGCTGTGTCTCCTTCTAATAAAGAAGGACTTGTATAAAATACTTTTCCTGCATTATCTTTTAGTGCTACTACTACGTTTCCTCCAATAGGATCATCAACATTAGTTTCTAAATTAAAACTAATATAATAAGTATTATCTACATTTAAATCATAATTAACTTTATTATATGTTTTTTGATATCCTTCAGCACCATTATTTAAAATAGGTCCATAAGGTAATCCATCTATAGTTACAAAAGTATTACCCACTGACCCTGTAGAATAAACTTCTACTATATTTACCATACAATCATTTAATTGTCCATCAGTCACTACAAGATTTGAGCCACTATATTGTCCATTATAAAATTCATATTGGTAAGAAGAAGTATAAGGTATAGAACCACTTAATGAAGTATTTGATCCCACCCAACTTTGAGTAATAGGAACAATATTAAATCCTGGTCCTAAAGATTGTGTTTGACCTCCTAAATCAAAAATAGATCCTCCTGAACTACCTGTTGTTGTATTGGTGAGGATAGAACCTGAATAAGTTATATTTTGGGCTCCTAAAGGAGTATTCCAAGAACTACCACTATAAAAAGAAGTAGTAGTATAAGTATCTAATTGAGGTACTGGATATTTGTTTCTTTCTAAGATATGTTGTTTGATAATTACTCCTGAAGCTAAAGATGTCCTAACAGGAATAAAATCTTTTAACATTTTAAACAATGAATTATCAAAATAAGCTATTAAATTAAGATAATCTGTCCAACAATAGTTTCCAGTATATTTTTCAAAATAAGAATTTCTTAATCCATCTAAATCAGGATAAGATTCAGCAGATGAAGATATTTGTCTTGGGTCACCAATATAATTTCCAATGTTAAGATAACCAAGAGTTGAATTTATATCTTCATTTATCTCATTTTGAGGTGATAAACCTATTTCAGCATAGTTTACATTTTCTGTATAGCTTTGACTTATAGGAAAGTTTTGTTGTACTGTTATATCTGAAGATAAAACTGTATTTGGTGGGACATTATTAAATGAGGCCCCATAAAATGGAAGAACTAAATCTTGATTATCTATTTTATTAGAGATATTATTTTGAATACCTACAGCAAATTGATCATAAAATGTAAATTCTCTATTATTAACAAAACTTGATGTATTTGATAAATAAAAAGTACTATCAGAAACAAAAGATGATGTTGTCACCCATGAACCTGTTACTTTTGGATGAATCGAAATAGAAGCAGTATATAATTCTCCTCCTAAAGATGCTCTAAAAGCTAAATAATTATCTTCCTCAATTGAAGCTGGGTTCATTACGTAAGCATCAAAAGCATTTTCTCCTAAAGCTTTACTATAATATCTAATTTCTTGGAAAGATCCTGAAAATATTTTAGCATCTGGTCCTACTGAGGCTGTACCGAAGTAAGAATATTCAGCTCCTCTCCATGGAGATGAAGATGCTACTACAGATGAACTGCCTTGAAAACCTAAAACATTACCATCAGATCCTGAGTAAATATTATTTTTAGCATATAAATCAAAAGAAGTACTACCACTATTGATTAATACTGACCACCAACCTCCATCATAAAAAGGTAAATAAATACTAGCTGAGGTAGTAGTGTCACTTACATCAGGAATAAAATCTAGTAAAGCATATTTGTTATAAGTGTCAGGAATTGAACCTGAATATGAGGATGAAGCATAAGCTGAACCTGTATATCTTAATATTAAAGCTAATCCTGTTCCTGCTCCATCATCAGCACTCCATAAACTTTGAGAATAATATCCTGTATCTGTTGGTAAACCTGTAGTTTTGAACCTAAGTTCTACAGCGCCTGGATTATTATCTGTGGCGTTCCAATCTCCATTTAATATAAATGAAGAGGATATAAAATAAGAACCACTAGTATAGTATGAATAATTAAATTCATCTTGCCAACTATCCCAAGTATTTATGTTTTTATCTTTACCTCCATATTCATATGTCCTTAAAATAGTGTCAGGAATACCAAATATATTTAATAAAGTTTTAACACCATTAACTGTACCTTTTGTTTTAAGTAAATAAGGTAAAGCATGATATATTTTTTTATAAGTTAATTTATGGTAATTATCTATTGTAGGAACATACTGATCATCAATAGAAGAGGTAACATAGTTAGTTACTAATTTACTACCTGTAGGTAATAAAATACTACCACTTGAAGAAAATCCTAATAAAGAATTATATATATTTTGAGTAGTAAAATTACTAGAATAAATTTTAATACCTAAAGATTCAATAGTATCAGCTACTAAATCAGAAGGAATACCTAAATCTAATCCAGGAGAAGCATCTAATTTACTTGTAAATTCTTTAGTATATAACCATATTTGATCAAATAATTGACCAATCATATCTATATATAAAAAGTAATTATTATTATCAGAATTAGATCTTAAATATTCAGGTATTAACCAATAAAGATAATTTTGATTATAAGTGTCATAATTAGAGGCAGTAACTGATTGAGTAGTATACCATGCTTGACCTGTAACATTATTTACATCATATAAAATATAAGGCTGAGTAGTGTTAGTTTTAGGCCATGATTTTGAACCTGTATTATAATACAAATATTGTTCATAAGAATCAAAACTTTGGATTTCTTCTTTAATCTGATTCTCTAAAAGATATTTACTAGAAGTAACAACAGAAGATCCTGAAGTAGAACCTGTTATATTAGCATATAATATATTTAAATCAGCTTGGGAAGCTGAAATACTTGTTAATTTACTTACAAAGTTATCTAATCTTTGTTGGGCTGAGGAAAAATAAACAAAATTAGAATAATCAGTATAATCAACATTTAGAACTATTCCTGAGCCTGTAAGAAAATTTAATAATTGATAATAAGATCCTGATAAAGGAGAATTTGTTATTTCATTATAATTTTGATAACTAGTAGCTGGGCTTATTTTGTTTAACTCTTCTAAGTTAATATTTGGAGGTCCAATATGAATAGATGTATCTTCAAGAACAGCGTCATCAAATTCTACCTCATAAGCTACAGACTCTCCATTTTTAGTTAAAATATAACATGTGTTTTTTAAACCAAATTCTTGAGGAAGAGGTTCATATAATTTAACTAAAACAGATGTAGGAGATAATGTATTATCTAAAACAGCATTAACTGCTACAACATATTTATTATCTCCAAAGTTTAAATAAAATTCATCAAACTCAGTTGAGTCTAAAAAGTCAGTTTGGAATTGTTCAAAAGATATAGATAAACCACCAGAAGAAATAAAGTTAGATTTTAATACAACTTCTGTTCTATCTGAGGATATATTGGATATAAAGTATTTATTGTTTGGGTCTGAACTTAGTCTATAAGTAACAAAATTATAAACAGATTTAACTTTACCAAAATCTAATGCTATATTTTGTAGATCTTGAGTTGGATCTAAGTTTATAGTTGATATTTGAGATAAGTTAGGATTTGATACTCCTTGAAGAGTAGATCCAGAATCATTAGTTTCAGGGGTTGTAGAAGCTATAGAAGGATCATCAGTATTAGACCATCCTATAAAATTTAAGTCTTGATATATTAACTCATTATTAAGATCATAAACATAATACTCTATAACATCTTGAGTAGGATTAAATAAACTTGTAACTTCAAATGAACCAAATAAAGCAGAATCTTCAGTACTTATATTTTGATAGTTAAAAGTATTTGGATCTATTAATCTAACTTTATTCATTATTTACTTAATTTTTGTTGAGCGGCGGTTATACTTTGACCCACACTAGTTAAATCTCCTTGGATTTGATTGTTTTGTAAATCAGCGTTTTCTTGTCTTAATTGATTAATTTCCTCTAATAAAGCTTCAATAGTTTCATTTATTTGAGAAGCATTAATATATTGACCACTTGTTTTTATAAGGTACTCATGAGAATTTGTTTCTCCAAATTTAGGTATATCATAAAATAAAGTATTATATTGAGTAAAGAACTCATCTATACTAAGAGATTGTGTCTCAGGAGTTGGAGTTTCTGTTGGTGAAAATTCAGTAAATTCAGTATTGATAACATTATCAAATGAACTTTTAGCATATACCTGTTTTCTTAAATTAACTCTTTCCATTATCCGTTAATTACTTTAAAATAATAACCTCCATCATAAACCATAGTATTACCTCCTATAGTAGACTGTATTAATACTTGATAATATCTTTCAGGTTGTAAACCATCCATGTATAAGGTAAAGTAACTACCCGTTATATCAGCACTTAATTGAGTGAATCTAGAGTCAAAATCTACAACATATTCATTAGTACTTAGATCTTTCACAGCATAATATGATTCTTCTGGTAAGTAATAATTTGTAGTGTACCATGAAGAAGTAGTCCAAACTCTTGGTGGATATTTAGGAGCAGCATTTACTCTAAAAATATTTACACTTTGGCTATGGAAAGTACCTGGGTTTTCATTTAATGAAACTAAAGCAGGTAATGTATTTAATACTGAGATAGTTGAACTAGTATTCCATGTAAAATCTCTCCAACTAAATTCTAGTTGGGGAGGATATATAGTGTTAGTATCAACTGAAAAATATTTTAGTTCTGGTTGGTAGTTTCTATTATATATAAATTCAGGATTTTGTTTAACTATAAATCCATTAAAAACCTCATTTGGAATAGCTCCTGTATACCAAGCTGCTATAATGTTAGTAACATTAGCATTTAAATCTTTATCAGTTGAATAATTAAAGGTTTGGGATGCTGATATTGAAGAAGTACCTGTAGAGTTCCATCTATCATTAGCTGAAGCTGTGTACCAGGTTCCTCCACCCGCATAAGCATTAGTATCTCTATCAGTATTAGAACCAGTAAATGAGGCTGTTACACCTGTTGAAAATCCAGCTGTTGTCCAAGCTGTACTTCCTGAAAAATTTTTCCAATACCATGAAGCACCATCTGTTGAAATAGGATCATCAAGATATTGACCTGTTCCCATACTCCAATCTTCTGAAAGATAGTATACATCTAATACAGTGCCTGTAGGATTAATATCAATTCCTGTAGCAGTAGATATAAAACATTTAAAATTAACTTCAAAACTAGAAGTATCTTGAAGTTGGGCAGAGGCAGAAACACCCATTTTATTCAATGAAGATGTAATTTCATTATTATCAAAAGCAACTAAAAATCTACTTGTTTGAGGATTAGGTTCATTTGTTGTAAAGGAAGTTTCTGTAGCTTCCATAATAGGGTCTAACCCTGTATTCATATTAGGAAATAATGAATATAAGGTTGTGTCTTTAGTTGGAAAAATTTTGTATACTGCCATTTTATAATGTTACTACTCTACCTTTAATATCTACTGTAGGATATTTAACTTCAAAAATCATTGGGTCAATTGAAGGATAAACTACATTATTATATGTAGCTGATTGGATATCATAAGCATATTCACTATACCCTTCAGCGGTGTTTGTTTTATTTATAATATTAATAGCTTGAACTGTTTGTACACCTTCTATTTGGTCTAAATTTGTAAATAATTGTTTTAAAATAATAGGTTGATTAACTTGCCATTTATTTATATTAAAATAATCTATTAAATATTGTATACAATTAGTTAATACTTCATCATTATTATAATTAGGTAAAACTATAATATCAAATTCAACACCAATATTAATTATAAAAGCATCTTTTACTTTAACAGAATCATTAATAATTCTAAAAGAATTAAGATAAGTTATAATATTTTGTTTTAAAGCTTCTGATGCTGTTTTAAGATTTCCATTGTAATCAGAACTTAAAACATACATATCAATAGTTGAAGACACAGTAGCTGATGGTGATGAATTTGCTTTTTCTTTAATTGTATATACTTTAGATATACTACCATATTGTGATGGTAAACTTAAAGCTCTAATATTATAATCATCAGCAGTTACTGCTCTTTGTTGTGTTTGGAAATTAGCTAAAGCATTTTGTCTAATTTCATCTAATGAATCTCCACTACTTCCTCCAGAGGCAGCAAATGGGTTATTTACTCTTAATGAATCAAAAGTAGTTTGAGCTACTGTATTATTTGCTAAATTAGAATTAATAAATCTAATATTAGAAGTATTTAAAGAAGTTAAAGATCCAACAGGAACATTACTTTCTACTCCACCCCCTGTTAAATATCTAATTGTTAAAGTAGTGTTAGCAGGAGCTACACCAAATGTATTTGTAAAAATAAAGTTAGTAGGTGAATAAGCAGTTGTTAATTTATCTTGTTCAAAAGGTAAACCTAAACCAACATTATTAGGGTTAGGAACTATTTCTTCAGTAGTATCATCTGGATTACCTGCTCCGAATAAAATTCTTAAATTAGTAGCATCTAAAAAACGAGTAGCAAATCTATTTTGTACTTGTTTAATTTTTAATAAATTTGGAGTATCTGAATTACCTGATAGATTAGGATCATTTGGGTTTGTATTTTCAATACTATCAAATATAGCATCTTGGGCTAAATTATCTACTTCATACCATTCATTACCATTAGTATCAAATATATCTAATATTCCTATAATATTAGTAGCATTTATATCTACATAATTAAATGGAATTGGGGTTGTAAAAGTTGATGTAGTTGATTTTATATTAGCTGAAGTTGCTTGTCTTGTCTTTTTTAGAAGATAAGATGTTGGAGAGCCTCCTGCGGTTCGGTAAACTATTACTTCTGTTGGGTCTAAAGAACTACTAAAACTAAAATCAATTTTATCTCTAGTTATGAAAGTTATATTAGAATTAGTATTAGAAGTTACAATAGTATTTTGAGGAATTAAAAGAGAATAATTAAAATCAGGAACTGTAATATTATTACTTCCACTTGTAGTAGCAGGAACTGTTTGATAAAAATCTAAATTAACAGTAGCAGCTGATGTGACTTTAGGTTTATAACCTAACATGTATGCTAAATCATATATATTATTAGTTTGTCTAGCATATTGTAAGAATGTTTCTTGGATTTGATTATCTAAATAAAATGATAATACATCACCTACATAAGCAGCCATCTCCATAAACATCATTCCTGGTGATGAGGGGCTAAAGTCATTGTAGGTGTTTGGAAAATAGGTTTTAGCATAAGAAACCAATTGGTCTTTTAAATTACTAAAATCTCTATTTAAATATTTTATATCTCTTTTAACAGCCATTTTATAATGTTATTTCTAAAGTATCATTTATACCAAAATTAGCTACTTGGTATGTCATAGTAAGGGTAATAGTATTGTCATCCTCTTGGGGATCATAATTTATATTAGTTATAAAAACATAAGGAAATAAATTTTGTACTTCATCTTGAATAATTTTTAATAAAGTATCTTTAGTTACATTATCTATTCCTTGAAATAGTTGGTTTTTAAGTTGACTACCAAAAAAAGGATTAAATACTCTTTCACCAGGAGTAGTAGAAAAAAAGTTTATTAAGTTATTTTTTATAGCATCTCTAGTTAAATAGTTAGATTTAAATACACCCGGTCCATTAAAGGGAATATCTACCCCTACAGCTTTTTGAGCTTCAGTATCTACTGGGAATTTATTTCTAACTATAATTGCCATTATTTCATCATTGCCATTATCTGATCTAAGCCTACATTTCCTTCAGGTAAAGCTCCATTAACTGTATCTACTTTTCCTGGGTTGAAATTACCAGCATATTGGGAAGTTGCTACTCCTCCATTTTGCATTTCACCTAACATACCAGCAAACATATCTCTACGTTCTTGAGCTGATAGTTGTTTTGGTTTTTCAATGTGAGGTTGAGCATAAGTGTCTTTTGATTCAGTCATAACTTGTTTTGGGGCACGAACTGCTTCTAAAAGAATTTCTTT